GCAAGTACCTCGGAGACAAATGCAGCAAATAGTGCAACAGCATCAGCCACAAGTGCAAGTGCTTCAGCAACAAGTGCAACAGCAAGTGCTAGCAGTGCAACAGACTCAGCAACAAGTGCAACAGCAGCAGCAAGTAGTGCAACAGCTGCAGCAACTTCTGAAACGAATGCGGCTACTTCTGCAACTGCAGCTTCTCAAAGTGCAACTTCAGCAGCTACGAGTGCATCTAATGCCTTAACAAGTCAAAATTCTGCTCAAACATACGCAAGTAATGCCTTAACCTCAGCTAATAATGCATCTACTTCAGAAACTAATGCTGCTACAAGTGAGACTAATGCAGCGACTTCAGCAAGTGATGCGGCAGCAAGTGCTACAGCAGCTCAGGCAGCTCTAGATAGTATGGAAGGTACATATCTAGGTGGTCAAGCAAGTGACCCAACAGTTGATTTAAATGGTGACCCACTAAATGCTGGTGATTGGTATTTTAATACGACAAGCAATATTAGTAGAATTTATGATGGTTCGGCTTGGGGTGATGTCGCAGTAAGCCCATCATCTTTTGTAAGTATTAGTGGTGACACAATGACTGGTGAGCTAGTTGCTCCTAGTTTTCAAGTAACTGGTGGAACAGGTGATGCTGGAACATTATCTTGGAATACTGATGATGAAACTATTGATTTAGTTGTTAGTGCTGATGTCACATATCAATTAGGACAAGAATTAGGATTAGTTGTTAAGAACGAATCTGGGGCTGATATTAGTAATGGTGATGTTGTAAAAGTTACTGGAGCTTCTGGTAATAAAGTCACAATTGATTTAGCAAATGCTAGTACAGAATCAGGTTCAGCGTCAACTTTTGCAATTGCTACAGAAGATATTAGTAATAATAGTACAGGACGTGTCACAACAGAAGGTCTAGTACGAGGTTTAAATATTGACCCATTAACTTATAGTGATGGTGATGCCTTATGGTTAGACACTACATCTGGTCAATTTACAAATACTAAACCTACAAGTCCTAATCATTTAGTACATTTAGGTTGGGTAACTCGTGCTCATAGTACTGAAGGTACAATCTTTGTTCACGTTAACAATGGTTGGGAAATTGATGAGCTACACGATGTATTAATTACAAGCAATACTGATGGTGAAGTTTTACAATGGAATGCTACAAGTGGTGTTTGGGAAAATCAAACATTAGCTGAGGCTGGTATTGCAGCAGTGGGTCACACACATAGTATTAGTGATATAACAAATTTACAGACAACTTTAGACGGAAAAGAAGATGCAGGTAATGCTCTTGCTTTTGCAATAGCCTTAGGATAGGAGAATATAAATGGCAAATACTTTTAAAAATTATACAGCCACTGACGTTGGTGCTTCTCCAGCAACTGTATATACAGTACCAGCTTCTACTACAGCCGTCATAATCGGATGTAATGTGGCAAATAAAACAGGGGCAGCAATTAATGTAGATGTACAAATTGGTTCTACATATTTAGTAAAAGGTGCTCCTGTTCCTAGTGGTTCAGCATTATCAGTGCTGGATGGAAAAATTATTATGGAGACTACGGAAGTATTTACAGTTACTTCTGATACAGCTACTTCAGCTGATGTTATTTTGAGTGTATTGGAGCAAACATAATGGCAGGTTATATCGGTAAATCTCAAGGTGTTACCTTATTAAATGTTGAGAGTAATACCGTAGAAACAGCAGACATTCAAGATGGTGCAGTAACAGCTGCTAAACTAGCACCTGGTGCTATCCCAGATGCTACGGCTCTCGAAGACTCTGGTGGTACTACTCGCGTTCAGGCTACTACAAGTGGTGCTGATGTAACAGGCAAGGTGACTGCTGATGGGTTGACTGTTGAAAGCAATAGTAATCTTGCTGCAAATTTAACTAATCCAACTGATAGCGGTGGTTATCACGGCTTAAGGATAGACACTACAAATACTAGCATCGACACATTACCTCTTTATGTTAAATCGAATAATCTCGATAGATTTCAAGTGAAGGGTAATGGCGACATCTCCTTCTACGAAGATACAGGTACAACAGCTAAGTTCTACTGGGATGCTAGTGCTGAGCGTTTGGGTATTGGTGACACCACTCCTGCTGGCATTCTGGATATAACAAAAGATTCTACTACTACTTGGACAACTACTATTACAAGCAGCCCAAGTTATTCCCCTAGGTCGCACGAATTAGCAATAAAAAACACCACAGACAATACTACTAATTCGTATGCGGGAATTTACTTTCAAGCAGGACAAACATCTACAGGGTCACAAATAAGTTCTGCTCGTATTGCCGCCATCAGAACTGGGGCTTATGCTGCCGATTTAGCATTTGCGACACGCACTTCTGTTGGTAGCCACGATATGGTTGAGCGTATGCGTATCGACGACCAAGGTCGTGTCACAACGCCTTATCAACCTGCTTGGGCTATCTATTCAAGTTCTACTTGGGGCTGGAATAACAATATTCTTCCTATGACTAGCACTAAATATGTTCAAGGAGGCGTTTCACACTCTACGAGTACTGGAGCAAAAATTACAGTACCTACTACTGGAAAATACTATATTGGTATTCGTGGTTTAATGAATACAGGATTTGGTAATTTCTTTTGGAAAATAAATGTAAATGGCTCTTGGAGAAGTTACATCTACTGTCAAGCAAGCTCTGGCACATACGATATGGCAGAAGGGAATAACTTAATAGATTTAGTAGCAGGAGATTATATTGAAATCTACGGCACGGGCTCTCATTATGGATTCTACGGAGGTTACGGTGACAACGCTTTTTATGGATATTTACTTGGTTAATTAAGGAGAAAGATTATGCCAACAATTACAATTGAGTTAACAGACACTCAATACAAAGGTCTGGAATATGTAGCACTTTCTCCTGAAGATTGGGCTGAGAATGTAGTAACAGAACGTGCAAGAATTGCTAACGATGAAATCGTAGACATTACCGTCAGTCACTGCTTAGACAACGATATTCAAGTACCTGCTACTCGTGCAGCAATCGTAGCGTATGCATTTGATAATGACTTAGTTAAGACTGCTGCGGAACGTCAAGTAGAACACGAAGCAAATGATGCAGAAGTTGCAGCAGCACAAGTGGTATCTGGCGAAGAACAAACTGAAGGAGCTTAAAGGAGTAAATTATGGCAGGATACATAGGAAATACTCCAGTACCAGAAGCTACACAGACTAGAGATAACTTTACTGCAACTTCTGGTCAAACTACCTTTGCAACATCTGGGTATACTCCTGGGTATCTTGATGTATATCTTAATGGTGTTCATTTAGAACCCTCGGATTACACAGCAACAAATGGTAGTGATGTAGTATTAAACACAGGGGCTACTACAGGAGATAACTTAACAGTAGTAGCGTGGACAACATTTAGCCCAGCAGGGATTTATGCAAATGATTTAGTTGATGTTGATACAAGTGGGGTCGCAAATGGCCAAGCCCTTATTTATAATTCAACCTCAAGTGCTTTTGAAGCAGGAGATGTAGCAACAGGTAATAGTGCAGTAGTTGGTTGGGAGAATCAAGTAACAGTCGCAGAGAATTATACGATTACAACTAATTACAATATGATGAGTGCAGGACCAATAACGATTGATACAGGTTACTCAGTAACAGTACCTAGCGGTAGCGTTTGGACAATAGTATAGGAATAGATTATGGCAATTACAATTAATGGTTCAGGAACAATAACTGGTGTATCAGCAGGTGGATTGCCAGATGGTTGTGTAGATAATGATACTTTATCATCTACATTAGATTTAAGTAGTAAAACATTAACTATACCAACAGATACAACTGGGTTACCAGCAGGTACTGTAGTTAAAGTTACTAATATGGACTATACATCCAGACAAACTTTACCTGGTGCAGGAAAAGGTGTAATAGCAACTATGGGAACTTTTACTAAAGATTCTTCAACAAGTAGTATTTATGTAATTGGTGGTATTCAAGGTCATTGGGGTCCTTGTAGTGAAGTTGGTGTATATTGTTCAATTGATGATTCAGACCCTGCTAATGATGATGATTCTTTTAAAGGTTCATATATGTTTCACGCACACGATGGTGATTATAGCACTTACAATACTCCATATTTAAAACCAATTCAAATACACAATAGATTTACTGGTCTTTCTACTGGTTCACACACAGTAAGAATTGGTTGGAGGCACGGAACTTTAGCAAGTACACGACCTTTTGGTGTAGTAAATCCAACAAGACAATCTGATTTAAGTGGCATTCAAACTCCTGCTACTCGTATAACAGTTTTTGAAGTGGAGGATTAAATAGTGATAGATAAACAATTAATAGCGACTGACTTATTAAATCTATGTATTATTGATGAGAACAATACTGGTGATATTAATGATTGGGTTTGTTGTCAAGCACACGAAGAAAGCACTGATGCAGTACCTTTAACTGCTGAACAAATTTCTCAAATAGAAACAGAATATGCTACACAATTAGCAGACTATAACGCTAAACAATATCAAAGAGATAGACAATACCCTAGCATTGGCGAACAACTAGATATGCAATACTGGGATGCAGTAAACGGAACAACAACTTGGAAAGATGCTATAGCACAAGTTAAAGCAGATAACCCTAAACCACAAGAGTAGATTATGAGTAAAGTAAAGATTCAAGGAAATGCAAGTGGTACTGGTACTTTAACCATATCAGCCCCTAATACAAATGTAGATAGAAGTCTAACGCTACCAGATGGTGCAGGTGAGATTCTACTTGCTAATGGTAATGGAAGTTCATTAACTAATATGGCAGGTAGTATTTCTTTCTTTGCTGATGGACAAAATACACAAGGAATCACAGCAAATACTCTTACTAAAATAACTAATTTAACTGATGTTTGGTTTAATAATGGAAGTGCTTGGGCAAGTAATAGATATACACCAGGAGTTAGTGGAGTTAGTTATTTAACTTGTAGTGTAAGATATAACACTACAACCGATTTTAATGATTGGGGTGTTCGTCTTTATAAGAATGGTTCAATGATGACTTTGTATCAAACTTCACATTGGCATAATGAATCTTCTATTATGAGTGCCGTTGTTAATCATAATACAACAGACTATTTTGAATTTTATGTTTGGGCGACATCATCAGCACAAATTTATGGTTCGCAGATGACTTTTGCTAGTGGATTTTTAATAACGGAAACTTAATATGGCAGAATTATCAACAAAAATTAAAAAGTATGCTGAAGCAAATAATGTTTCAGATGTAAATTTCTTAGAAGATGTAATTCTCCAAAATGATGGAGAAGGTGTATATATTAAAGAATGGAATCTTAATATAGCACAACCAACTGATGCACAATTAGATTCATACGAAGATTTTGCTAATTCAGATGAAACATTAGCATCTGTTCGTAGTAATAGAAAATCAGAATACCCAGACATAGGCGACCAACTAGACGACCTATTTAAAGCAGGTGCATTCTCAACAGAAATGACTGCAACACTACAAGCAGTTAAAGATAAGTATCCTAAGGAGTAATTATGAGTAAGTTAAAAGTAACAACAATCTCCGATCCAGATAACGACAACACAGCCATATCTGTAGACTCCTCTGGTAACCTGACTGTACCACAGAATTTAACTGTATCAGGTACTCTGTCTGGTGATGGAAGTAATCTGACTGGAATTTCTGGTGGTAAAGTATTGCAAGTAGTATCAACAAATTATGATACTGTTTATACTGGAAATAATTCTGGATGGGCAGATGTATCGGGTTTTTCAGCATCAATAACACCATCTTCTACAAGTAACAAAATATTAGTTATTGTTCACGTTGTTATGGGTAGTCAACAATGGTGCGGTTTAAGAGTAGTTGAAAGCACAGATTCAGATAGAGTTGTGGGTACTGGTGATTCATCATATCTTAGTAACAGACAAGATGGTGGTTTATTTGGTGCCAATAACATATATGATTATATAAACAATCAAGCAACAATAGAAAGAAATGCACATATTTTAGATAGTCCTGCTTCAACATCTACTGTCACTTATCAAATACAAGAAGTTGGTAGATATGGTACTGCTGCTTATAGCACTTATATTAATAGACCAGATGCTTGGAACAATGATAGTATTTCTGGAAGAATCACATCATCAAATATAACATTAATGGAGATAGGGGCATAGTATGGTTGATTTACATAAAGCAATAGTGTCTATTCATAATGCTGTGCAAGTATATGGAAGCAGTCAAGATGATATAGTGGCAAAAGATTCTGATGGTAATAATATTAATATTGATTGGACTCAAGTTAATGCTTGGGTTAATCCAGAACAATATAAATATGAAAGAAAAAACGAATACCCATCAATCGGTGACCAATTAGATGCACTATTCCACGCAGGAGTTTTTCCTGAAGATATGGCAGCGACTATTCAGGCAGTAAAAGATAAGTATCCCAAGGAGGCAGAATGAGTAGAGCAAGAGATCTAGCGGATTTACTAGACAGCACAGGTGATGTTAAATCAGCTGCTTTGGATAATGCCACTACATCATTAAGTGACTTAGGTATTACAAAAAGTTCTTCTGAGATAAATGCATTAAGTAGTTTTGATGATAATAAAATCTTAAATGATATTTCTACACTTGCTTTAAGACAAGCATCTGATAACAATAAAATTGCTTATAATACAAATTCTAGTTTTGTTGATGTTTTTCAAGATGCAAGTGGTGTTGCAACTTTTACAAATACAGAAAGAACTAGTCTAGAAAAAATTAGAAATACAGTAAATGCAGGTTCACAAACTTATTTTGACCCACCAATAAAGAAAATACAAACTAATACTAGTTTTTCAACAGGAAGTTGGTCAGGTGCTCAATCAAATGGAATGATGGTAAGAACCAGTGGTTATGCTATGGGAGGTATAGATTATGGTTTTCCTACAGATGTAGATTGGGAGTGTCGTATTTATATGGTTAGCACTAGCAGTGGTGCTTGGACAGCAACAAACTATCCTGGACTATCAACTTTAATTACTACTAATACAGATTATCAAGGTTCATCACCTAGTGGACTTTGGAATTCTGCACAAAGCTACAGTGAATATGGAGCGCTTCGAAAAGAATATTGGGGTTATCATTTAAGTAGTGCAGCAAATACAGCAATAGGTACTAGTAGTCTTACCGATCATTGGACTCAAGGTACTACTACAAGTAGTTATGATGCTAGTAATAGTAGTTTTACTTGTGCTCATTATTTGAATAATAATGTTCAATATAATGGAATGAAAATAACTTATAGTTCAACTACAAATACTTTAGTAGCAGGATTTTTTAATGGTACTGATGGAGGTATTACAAGTTATGGAAGAATGACTGTAAGTAATGTACCAGGTGAAGGAACAGTATTTATTGTTTTTGGAGAAGCAAATTCCTATAATCAAGGATGGGCAACAAACTATAGTGGTTCAACAAACAATAGTTATATTACTACAGCATCATCCCTTGCTTCTGCTACAGGAAGTATTATAGGAGATACTATTACTCCATCTTCAAGTGTTTCATCAATGGGTGCTGTAATTACTTATGAAAATACTGTAGGTACTAATACATTAAACACCGATATAGTTTTAGAATTATCTGCTGATGGTGGAACTAATTGGACTACAGCAACACTTACAGCATTACCAGATTTTTCTACTGGAATAAAAATGGCAAAGGCAAATGATGTTAGTGTTACAGCAGGAACATCTTTAAAATATAGAATATCTACTGCTAATCAATCTTATGGTACTAAACAAGTAGAGATTGTTGGTGTTTCATTGCAATATTAAAGCCGTTGAATAATGCCAGTTACTAAATGTTCTAACGGCAAATACAAGATAGGTATGGGAAAGTGTATGTACGAAAGTAAGGAAAAAGCTTCCCGTGCCTATGTTGCATATTTAGCTAAAAAGAAAGGGAAAAAGAAATGAATATCGATGACATCTTTCTATTCTTAATAGGAATTATGGTAGCAATGCTAGGCTACTTTTTATCACGACTGAGTAATGACGTGAATAAACTAGAGGATAACCTACACGATTGTCAATCACATTTACCTCACCAGTATGTTTTAAAGGAAGATTATCAACGTGATATTGATGAAATTAAATCAATGCTTAAAAGGTTATTTGATAAATTGGAGAAATAAATGGTAGCAATATTAACAAATATGCTTCCTATACTAATGGGTTTTGTATCAAAGCTTATTGCTGAAAATATGAAACAGAAGGCCGAGCAGCAAAAGTTAATGTTGCAAGCTATGGGGGCAAGAGAACAAGCACTTAATGATGCTCGTGAATACGCTAAGACTGAATCTGCGGCAGCAGCATTTACTCGTAGAGTTATCTTCTTTACAATCTTAGCATTAATAGTTGTATATGTATTAGCACCAGTTATCTTTGATGTACAAACAGTAATCCCTGTAGTTGAAAAAGGTGTATCAATATTAGGCTTTGAGCTTACAGGTGATACAACTACATTTGTACCAGTTGACGGAATGGTAAAGTACGAAGAGGTCTTTGGTTGGGCATCAATGATTATTGAATTTTACGTAGGGTCTCAAGTAGGAAAAACACGATGAATAAACTATTAGTATTATTAGCGTTTGTCTCTGTAGCTATTTTTGCAGCAGATACAAATATTACTACAACAACTCAAAGTACAAGTAATAATACTACTACGTCTAATTCTACGGTTGACTATAAGAACCAACCAGTGCAGAGAGCAGGAGCACCAAACATCACTGTAAACAATAATGATGTATGTGTTAGTGCGATCAGTGGTGGTGTACAAGGTACAGTCATAGGTGTTTCTATGGGTACTACTGTAGTAGATGAAAATTGTGAACGCATTAAATTGGCCCGTGAACTACGTTCTGGTGGAATGAAGGTCGCAAGCGTAGCAATTATGTGTCAAGACCCTCGTGTATTCCAAGCAATGATCGATAGTAATACTCCTTGTCCTTTCAAGGGTCTTATTGGTGATCAAGCAAAAGAGATGTGGAACAAGTATCCAGAGTTACGCCCCGATTACCAAGAGTACTTAGCTAAGAAACAGATCTTGATTGATGCTGGGTATATTGACAAAGATGGTAATATGATTGATAAGGAAAAGTTAGATGAAGAAAAGCCTATTTGTGGCCCTGACCGTAATTGGAACTTGGACCAGTGCAGAAACAACTGATAACTTAATCACAAGTCCTTATGAACAATTTCTTGATAGTAAGTATGAGTATCCTAATATTCATATGCACGGAGATGGTAGTTATGATCCCTACATTTACACAGGAGCAAGCCTCAATTACAGAGATAGTGCAGTAGCAGAACACGAGATTAACTTAGATAAACTTACGTATGAGATTACTCAGGTTAACTACGGATATAAATATTACTCGTATGCCCCAGGTGAAGTAGCAATCGCAATAGCACTTATTGATGAAAATGGTACTATGATTGATGACTCGGTTATGGACTACAATATTACCACAGGACAGTGGATCAATGTCGATAGAGTGTATAACGATATGGAAAAACTGAGTCTAGCCAAAGAAATTTGGATGGGTATTGCAGGATCAAGTGATTGGAATGGTTCAGATGATATTCGTATTGGTGATATTTATCTAACCTACGATTACCAAGAAATACCCTTAGATTTAATTACAGACCCTGTGTACGACATCGCAAAGGTAACAGACATAAAATATGATCTGGATGCCAACGGTGTTCCTAAGATAGAAGAAATTAAAGTAGAGGTAGTTAAAGTAGATGAAGTTAAAGTGGATACCCCAACCGTTAGTCAACCTGTACAACAACCTACAGTTGCAGTGGCTAAGGCTCAGCCTAAGGTACAAAAACAGGAAACTAAGAAAGGAAGTAAGAAGGAAGTAAAAAAGAAAAATGAAACAAAGTCTTTACAAACAATGCGAGCAGTTGAAATTGTGTCCCTCGTTGATAGTACTATGGATGCTAACAGTGTTAACTCTATATTCTCTGGGAGTAGCCTCGGGAATGATGCACTAACTGATACCTTACAATTAGTTGATAATCTACAGTTAATAGAAATGGAGTTCTATGAAGATACTGATTTCTATGATGAAGTAGAGATGGCTGATAGTGGTATATTAAATAATTACAAACAAGATTTTTATAAGGAGACACCATTTTATGGAGGCGATACTCAATTTTATTAAGGAAGCACTTGCAGGTAAGAAAATGTCTGCACAGTGGATCGTAACAATTGCAGTTGCAGTTGCAGGTATTGCCTGGTCTGCTACCTTGGTATGGCAAGAATACCAAAATTTACAAGGTGCTGTTAGTGGGTTGCAAGAACAAGCACACGAAAAAACTATAGCGTATGACGATGCTCCTATGTCCGCTAGAGTCACAACTAATTCTGGAGCGATTATTAGTATTAACGAGAGATTAAAGTCCATAGATTCGAGTATTTCGAGACTTGAGAAGGACATTATGAAGGCTGAAGACAAGTTCGATAATAGAAATGCGAACCCATTAAGTTTATAGAGGAAAGTATGAAGGTAGAGATAATTCTGTATGAAGAAAAATATTATCACGAAGTGATTAATTTAAAGTTAAAAGAAGATGACCTGAAGGAAGTTGAGGCTTCTACAGGATTAACTTACCGTAGAGTTTTACAAAAGACTGTTAATACATATAAGGACTCAATGTATCTGATAATGTACGAAGGAACTGTATCAGGTATCTTTGGAGTTGTTCCTAGTGCAGAATTAGGAAAAGGTATTGGTTATCTATTAACAGATGAACGTATCAATGAATACAAATGGGATATGGCGAAATATACTATTAGCGTATTTATGCATTTATTAAAGATGTTCCCTATCATTACAAACTATGTGAGTAGTGAACATAAGACATCTGTTAGATGGTTAAGAAAGCTAGGAGCAAGGATAGATCCTAAACCTGTTCTTTTAGCTGACAAAAAAGTTCCTTTTTATAAATTTGAATTAAGGAGACAAGATTATGTGTGATCCTATTACTATGGCTGCCGTAAGTGCTGTAGGAACAGCTGCTCAAATATCAGCTACGAATCAAGCAGCAGAAGCAGGACAAAATGCGGCTGTAGAAAGACAGATGGCAATGAATGCTCAACGTAGACAGGAAGCAGAAGAGCAGAAAAAGAAAGCTCGTCTAGAGATGACGCAGCGAGAACGAAAAGCACTGCGAGAAAAATCCGCAGTCACTGTTGCAGCAGCCGAATCAGGTACAGCAGGAGGTAATTTGTTGAGGCAAATGTCTAATGTTTATGTACAAAAGGCTATTGACACAGGAACTATTTCATCATTGAATGAAAGCGATTTAGTACAAATTGCTGTAGGATCTCAAGCAGATTACTTAGAGACTAAGAGTACTATTAATCAATTAGAAGCTAAGAAGTCCACAGGTATTGGAGCAGCATTACAAATTGGTGTGGCTGCAGCACAAGGTTATGGTGCAGGTGGTGGATTTAATACAGGTATGACTTGGAATGACTCTGTGGGAGCATTTAAGAATACTTGGAGTATATAACATAGGAGCGTTTGAGGATGCCAAGAGAACAAAGAACAGGTAAAAACCAAGTTGCGGCTGTTAGTACAGACCTGGGTACATTTGATTATAAAGCAGTAAAGACGGTGAATATGCCGACAGTTACTCCTCAGAAGTCAATGGGTCAAGCCTTAGCAGAAGGAATAGGTCTTGCTGCAAAAGGTGCATTGGTTATTGGTGAGAAAGAAGCAGATGAACGCTCTCGACAAAGATCAATCATTCAGAATGCTACAGGACAATGGGAAGCTGGACAATACTCAGCTAAAATTATTGATGAAGCAAAAACAAAGTTACAGAATGGTGATATTGTTCTTATTAAAAAGAATGAAACTGATGTAACTGTTGGTGAATACTTTGCTACTGCATTAAAAGGTGCTAATGATAATTTTAAACAACAAGATTCAGTATCTTCAGCATACCTAGATGGTTACTTAAAGACCTTAGGTAAAGACTTTGGTGCTGCAATGGATGTTTATGAACAAAATATTGCAGCTAATCGTCTTATGCAAGATAATGAGATTAGTGGTACTTACATCAAGAATGCTATTATTGATGGTAAGGATGCTGCAACACTTCAATCTGAGATTAAAATAAGTCGTCCAGGTATCTCTAATAAAGACCTAGGTGATCTTTATGTATCTCGTGTATCTAGTTATATTAAAGAACAGGCCCAAATTAATCCTAACTTTGATTGGCAAACACATATTGATAAGTATTTAAAAATTAAAACTAAGGATGGTATTAATTATGCTGACCATCCTACTTATGGTGCTGAAATTGATAAGTTAGAAACCTCTTTAACTACTCTTGCAACAAGCCGAGCAACTGCTGCGGATAAAGCTCGTAAAAAAGCTAGTGCAGATATAGCAAAGAAAGCCTTTACTTTAACTTCAGAGCCAACAACAACTCCTGAAACTATTTCTGAGTTCTATTTAGACTTACTTGACGCAGAACCTACGATGGAAAAAGAGGACTATCGTCAAGCACTAGAAGCAGTACGTGATCGTATTGATACAGCAGGGTTTGCTCCAGTAAGTGATACAGAAAGAGTTATATCTTTAAAACAAAGCATTCAAAAAAATACATTAACTATAGATGATCTACGAGCTAACAAGGCTTTTCTAACTCAAGAAGACTATCTAAAATTATCTGCTGATGTAATTAAGATAAAAGAAGATTATGACAACGGTTTGATTCAGACTCAAATTAACACTCTTAACGATGTTGAGACTGATCTTACAAGAACTGTTGCTGCAATAAATAAAGATGGTTTCTTCCAAGATTCAGTTACTGGACCACAACGAGTAACAGCAGCTAGGCGTGCTCTTAATAGTTATGTTGAAGATTATCGAAGAGATAATGATGGTGATTATCCTCCAACAAAAGAGCTATATGCAGAAGCGGATCGAATTGCACAATCTGTAATTGCTAAATATCCAACACAGGAAGAGCTTAGACTTAAGCAAAAAGCTGAAGATAAAGCAGCAGCAGATGTTCTTAAAGAAAAAAACGCAAGGATGTTACAAGCTAAAAAAGAGAATAAGTTAAATGCACAATTCTTAGAACAGAATCCAGATATTACTGCTGACGAGTTTAGACAGTTCCAAGAAGAAAACGACAGTCTTATTGATAACATAATGAACACTATTTTTGGTGAATAGGAGATAGTATGGCTACTGAGGTAGGACAAACTGAAACAATTGTAGAAGATACTGAGGTATCGCAAGCAGAGCAAGATCGTTTAGCTCTTATTGAAGAACTAAAGAAAAAAGAAGAAGCGGATCGTCAACAACTTATTGCTGATCTTAAGGAAGAAGAGAAAGAAGGTGATGGTTGGGCACAAACCTTAGATATTATGCGTGGTGCTGCAAGAGGCCCAGTAAATGCATTTAAGGAAGGTGCTAAGACCCTTGGTATGGCCTTTGGTCAAGAGTATGATGAGGTTGAAACACCTTTTGCAAATAACTTACTTGAGCTTTTAGGTGAACAAGAAACAACTACTGGTGAAGTTGTAGAAGGTTTCTCTAGATTTATATCAAGCTGGGTACTACTACGTGGTTACGGAGGTGCAGCTACAAAAACAGGAAAGATTTTAGAAACCACTACAAAAGGTGCTGTAATTGATTTTACAATTTGGAATCAAGATGATGGTCGTTTAGCCAATGTTCTTGCTGACGCAGGGATGGATAATGCTATTGTTAACTATTTAAAAACTGACCCTAATGACTCTGCAGCCGAAGATAAACTTAAACACGCTTTAGAAGGTGGTGGTTTAAGTTTAACACTTGAGGCAATTGTTGGGATTGTTAAAGGATACAAATCTGTAAAGGATAAAATTTGGAATAATGCAAAGAGTCCTGAAGATGCTGTAGCACAGATTGATGATCTTGCAGCAAATGACAGAATTATTCCTAAACCTCCGAAACAAACAGGTACTCCAACAGAAGATTATGTGCCTGAAGTTAAGACTCAACCTAAAAAAGAAGTTGAAATTAGTCCTATTGAAGTAACTCAAACAGAATTTAAAGGTACTAAACCACCTGAGACAGCTTTAAACTATGATCGTGTAGTATTTGAATCTGCTGAGGAACAAAAAATTGCTCAAACTATATTTGAAAACATCTTAAATAGTAAAGAAGCAATTGCATACACAAAATCAGGTAAGATTCCACTCGCTATTACAGAAAAACAAGCAGCAGAGCTAAGAATGAAACTTGGTGATGATATTATGCCTTTTGCAAAGACTTCTGTTGCTAAAACACGTGGTCAAGAAGTTGCACTAACATTATTACGTAAAGAATACTGGGCTAGATTCCAGAAAATTAAAGATACTATAAAGAAATCAGAACCTGATGATGTTGTAGCTATTCTTAATACAATGAAAGAGTTGCCTGAGCTAGACTTATTAGTTCGAGCTTCTAAATCTATTCAAACAAGTGCTGCTCGTACAACCTCTGCAGGACGTATTGATGTAATTCCTGAAGATGCTGCTAAGTTTTTAGAAGAAGTACAACAACTTGCTGCTAAAGATTTTGATCAAGCATCTAAAAAGATTGTAGATAAAACCACTGCTAAGCGTATTCATAAAAAACTAAAAGAGTTTGCAAACACTGATAGTGCGATGAACTTAAATCGTTTGATGAAAGACCTTAGTAAAGATGATGCGTGGTGGAAGAAGACAGGTCGTGTGTTAACTGAAATGCGTACATCTGGTCTATTATCGTCTCCAGTAACGCTAATGAAGAACGTTCTTGGTAACTATTCTGTTCGAAAGATAAATCAACTTGAATATCGTATGGCTGGTGTAATCAGCAAAATGAAAGGTCTTGAAGATGGTTTACAAAAGGATGAGATTGAAGCATTAACAAACAGTAATTGGCATTTATCAAATATGGCCTTAGAGAACTGGGTTAATGCACTTAAACAAATACCTAAAGGTTCTGCAGTAGAGTACCGAGCTGCATTAGAAAATGCAAAAAAGATTGGTATGGAGTTTGGTGAACAATCTAAACAGTACCAAGATGCTATTACTGCAGCGAACAAAGTAAAACCATATGAAGATGTATTAGAAGAAGGCTTCTTAGACTTCTATCAAAAATTTGATACACCTTCTTATCGTGCAATTTCATCGGACTATTTGATGAAAAGCACAGATGGACCTATTAGAAAGAATGTAGCTAAGACGTTAGATGCTGCAGGAGCATTGATTCGTACTCCATATCAAGCTCTAGGTATTACTGATGATATGTTTAAACGTGCTATTTATGGTTCTGAACTTAAATATATCGCAACTAGAGAAGCTAATATTCTAAAACTACAAGGTATTGCTAAACAAAAGTATATTGAAGAGTTTTACGAAGCACATAACACATTATTTCAAAAAGGTAAGTCTGCTGATCTTACACCAAGAGAAAAAGGACTTATTAAGAAGTATGTAACTGCTAATAAAGGTAAGTTTCATCGAGAAGCAATCGAAAGATCACGTGAAGGTACATTCCAGGAAGAGATTAAAGCAACTGAATTTACAGATACTTACAATGTAGATAAAGGTTTTAATATTAATCCATTCCTTGCTAGTGTAGATAGCACTATTAAGAAAGCTCCTGGTGGTCAGTGGCTAGTACCTTTTTATCGTACTCCAGTAAATATTGTTAAGTTTGTTGGTCGTAGAACGCCTGGTTTACACAAACTTTCTACTAAGATGCGGGATGATATTGCTGCAGGTGGACGTAGAAAGGCTATTGCAGAAGCACGATTAACTATGGGTACTATGTTATATAGTATGTTTGGTTTGTATGCTTACAATGGTTTTATTACAGGTACTGCACCAGATAATGAGCGTAATACGTGGAAAGCAGCAGGTATTCAAGAGAATGCTATGTATATTCCAGGATTAGACCAATGGATTCCAATTAGTGGTCTTGATCCTATTGCAATGTTTGCAGGATTATCTGCAGAAGTAAATATGTTTGTTACTGATATGAACAGACGTGGTTGGGATACAGACTCTTTACCTGGTTTTGCAGAAGATTTAGCAGAACTACAAGGTGCTATGATTACTGCATTATCTAATCAGATCTTAAGTAAGACTTGGTTAGAAGGTTTAGATCAATTCCAGAAGATGTGGAAAGGTCAAGCACCACAATATTTAGGTCAACAGGCTGCTACATTCTTACCGTTTAGTTCTTTAGCAAACTTTATGAACTCTGAACAAGGCGAATCTATTAAAGAAGCTAGAGGTGTTTGGGAAAATATAACTAAAAAGTATGCTCCGTATCTTAACAGACCAGCTTTAGATATATTTGGTAAAGAGCAAGACTTAGTATCTTTCTTAGGTATGCCTCAGTTAGTACCTACAACTGAAATTGGACGACAGGAGCTAATGCGTTTGAAAGTTAATCAACTACCTATGAGTGACAAAATTGTTCATAAGAGTAGTGAGATTGAACTTGAAGCTGAAGATCATTGGAAGTTACGTGAGCTTTTAAATAGTCACGTAGATCTTGAAGGTCGTTTAAACTATTTGGTTAATAGTGCATCTTATCAAGCTATGCCTGATGGTGTGGATTATGATGTTCCAGGTACTAAAAAGTATGAAATAGGCCAATTGTTTAGTAATGCTAAAGCAGCAGCTAAAAAAGAGTTTTTAAATCGTTATTCAGATCGTTTAGATGAATTACTAGCAGAAGTTGAGAAAAATAGAGCTTCTGTTGATAATCAAAACAAGGTTCTGTATATGAAATGGTTTGAAAACACACCAATAAGTCCTTAAGGAGGAAATATGAGTAAGAAAGCTGATTTGGAAGTTTTAAATGGACTTCACGAACAAATGGCTGCTTACTTCAATGACTTAATCACTGGGGGCGAAAGACTCGCTCCTGGTGAACTGTCAGCGATCTTAAAGTTTTTAAAAGACAATGAGATCACTGCAGACATCGTTGAAAGTAAGCCTATGGCTAATTTGGTACAAAGTTTCTTAGAAAAAGAAGATGAATTATGGATGAACTAAAATTAGATAGCTCAAAGAAGCGACCACGTAATGTCAGGAACAATAATCCAGGTAATATTAAGGATTTTGGTATTCCTTGGGAAGGTAAGGCCAAGGGAAACGATCCTGGTGGTAATGTAGCCTCTGGAGCATTCGAAATCTTCCAAACTCCTGAGTATGGTGTACGAGCGTTAGCTAGAGACATTAAAACTAAAGGTAAACGAGGTCTAAAGACTATCCAGGACATATTACCAGTGTATGCACCAAACGGAAAAGAGAATAATACCGAAGCATACATTCGAAGTGTTGAAAGTCAAACTGGTATTGGTCGTGATACACCTTTAACATACTCAGATGAACAGATGTTATCCTTAATTCGAGCTATGACTCGTCACGAAGGTGGTAAAGAATCGCTAGATTATTTTAATGATTCTATTATATTAGCTGGTATTCGAATGGAGAAAAAGTAGTATGCAGGACATCGAGAGATTGGTAAAAAGCTTTCCAGACTACGTAGATTACGTCTGGCAGCAAATTGGTTTACCAAAGGCTACGCCTATACAGAGGGATATTGCGGCAACACTACAAGAAGGTCACAGACGATTACTTATCGAGGCTTTTCGAGGTGTTGGTAAGACATATCTTACAGGAGCATATGCAACCTGGAGATTGTTACGCAATCCTAATGAGAAAGTATTGATTGTCTCTGCAAGTGGACCACACGCCACATCAATCAGTACATTTATACACAAACTATTAGTTGAAGTACCTTTGCTAGAACATTTACGTCCTGGGCCTACTCAGCGTAACTCTGTAATGGCATTTGATGTATCTGGATGTAAAGCTACGGTACAGCCTAGTGTTAAATGTCTAGGTATTAACTCTCAGTTACAAGGTAATCGTGCATCATTATTGATTGCTGATGACGTAGAAACATCTATTAACTCAGCTACAGAGATAATGCGTGCTAAGATACACCAACAAATCAATGAATTTGACTCTATTCTACAGACAAATATCGATGCAAATATTGTAGGACTAGGTACACCACAAACAGGTGATAGTATCTATAATAGGTTTGTTGAGAAGGGCTTCCTTGTCCGTATTTGGCCTTCTCGTATTCCAGAGAAGCCTGAGGTCTACGAAGGAAAATTAGCCCCTTATATCGAAAATATGAGCCTCTCAGGATCTCCTGCAGGCACTGTAACTGACACTAGATTTACCAATGAAGATCTACTAGAAAGGGAAGCATCTGTAGGTAAGACATACTATCGATTACAGTATCAATTAGATACAACATTATCAGATGCAGATAAGTACCCTTTAAAGCAGTCTGATTTGATCATAATGGACGTTCCTAAGGATAAAGGACCAATAGGTATATCTTACTCCTCTGCAAGAGAAAACGTCCTTGATATACCAAATTTGGGCTTTACAGGGGATGCTCTACATAGCCCTCAGTATATCGATAAGGAGTTTACTGAGTATCAATACAGTATTATGTCCATAGATCCCTCAGGACGTGGTGCTGACGAGATGGGATATGCAGTAATTAAGTATTTGCACGGTAGAATCTATGTAGTTGACTGTGGTGGTATGCAGGGTGGTTATAATGAAGATAATCTATTTAAGTTAGCACACATAGCAAAAGATAATAATGTATCAGTGATTTACATCGAGAGTAACTTCGGTGATGGTATGTTTGATCAATTACTACGTCCAGTGTTAAAGAAAATATATCCTGCAAGCATAGAAGAAGTAAGAAGTAATAAACAGAAGGAACTAAGAATTATTGATACTCTTGAACCATTAATGAATCAACATAAATTAGTATTTGATAAAAGTATGGTAAACAGAGATATTAATCAGTCTTTAAGTGACCCTATGAAACTACCTTATGGATTAATGTATCAATTAACACATATTAATCGTACTCGAGGATGTCTGAGACACGATGATAGACTAGATGCCCTAGGAATTGCCTTAGGAGCTATCGTGGATACCGTAGGTATTGATGAGGATGATGCTAAGAAAGAGTTTAAGGAACAACAGTTACAAGAACAACTAGATAAGTTCATAGGAAACATAGAGAATCCTAGGTGGGTAAACCGAGTGTAAAACCTCGGGAATCCCTTGGTATACCTGGGATAGCTCTTAGAAGTTACACTATAGGGGGGTAGGCCAGGGTTACCTATAGTATATACTAAGGACTGATTAATATCCACCTCAGGACTAGTACTGGGGGCTACCCTTAATGGTCTTATTAGTGAACTA